TGTAATATTGTATTAGCATGAGAAACTCCTTTTTCTTCTTGGTTATATCCAAGAACGCCTGCTGTAATAAAAAATTGTCCGCTTGCTTCATTAGCCGTAGCAACAGTTTGTTTCCATGCTTCTAATTTATAATTTCTATAGCCAATTTTAATTGACTCTGGTAATTCTGAGCCGCACTCACAAAGTATTTCTTTTTTATCTATGTTTTTCATTTAATATCCAAATATTGTATCTGCAGGTTTAAAAGTTTTTCCTTTTGTTTGAAAAAGCTCTTTTGTCATACTAGGGTGCATAGGCCTGCTCATAACTCCGTATCTAAGGGCATCATAAGCATGGTCTTCTGCGTTAGTATCAACATCTTCTGGATTGTTTTTATCCAGTGGTAGCAGGGGCAATGTTCTAATTAAATTTACGCAATTACTAAGAATTTTTAATGTTGGTTGTTTATTTTCTTCATGTACTTTTAATCGTTTATGAATTTCTAATTTTCCATTAACACGACTTTTTGGTGACCTATCTGCAGGTCTCCATCGACATCCTTCTTGTATCATGGTCTCTGCAATACTTGGCCCAACATCACCTCGTCTTGCCCATGTAGATGAATCAAGTATGCCATAACGCATTGTCTCACCTATTTCAGCTTCTAAAACTTTTTTTGCAAACTCGTCTGCTGTTATCTTTTTTGTATATAGTTCTCTATAGACCCAAAGATTATTATCCCAGTCAATAGCAATCCATAAGCAACAAGCAGGAGAAGAATACCCCCAGTCACAAGTCCTAAACCTAGACCAACCTTTAGGTATTTCAAAAGGTTGTACAACATGTGTTGTAGTATTAAATTCTGGAAATGATGAATTTTCAAATGCACTCCAGTCACCTTCTAAAAATTGTTTTCGTTGTACTTCTGGTAAAGAAGCCAACATAATATAATAATCATCTGTTTGCATCAAGTAGGGATTATCCTGTAATTTAGCAGGAATAAATCTTCTTGATATTTTTTTTATACCATTTGGAGTTTCAACAGAAATATCAAATGATTTACCGGGTTCTGCAGGGTCAACAAAAGTTTCTTTAACCCATTGTGAGCCTATATTTCCCGGATTACCTGTAGCTCGCATATACACAGGTATTGCCGGGTCTACACTTCTAAGCGATGAACGCAAAAAGTTATATACATCGGCATTTGGATATTGTGGTAATTCATCCACGCCTATCCAAGTGTATGACTGTCCTTGATAACGCAACACATCTGTCATGTTTTCTGCGTAACCAAATTCAATTCTAGCACCAGAAGGAAATCGCCATTCTTTTTCTTGCTCTCTCCACTTTGCCCCTTTAAATGCCCTTGAATATAAACGCTGTGAGTGCGTTATCATATCCCTTAGCTCTGGCATTGAACGCCTAATTAAAAGTGCTCTGTGGTGTGCTTTATGACAATATCGTAAAGGGTCAACAAGCATGGCGTATGATTTACCCCCACCTCTTGCTCCACCATAAAAGACTTCTCTTTCAGATGATGCTAGAAATGATGTTTGAGGCCCATCATTTGGTTGAAATATAATCTCTTGATTTTTTACTAATTCTCGTACATTGTCGGGAGTATTATTTAAAGTACCCTCATCAACTAATGTAGTATCTGTTCCATCAAGAGCTTGACTAATTTCTTTTAAACTTTTCTTTTTATTTTCAGCAGATAATCTAGCTGCAGCTAATTTTGATTGTGCTTTCGCTACTTTACTATCTTGTTTTCTAATTGATATGTATGTAGCTCTTTTTGCTTTTTTTAAATCGTCTTGTAAACCTTTAGTTCTTTTTACACCTTGTGGTTTTTTAGGTTTAGGAAGAGGTATATCATCCATTAAGTTTTTCTGTTAATAGCTTTTATTAAACCCACATGAGATATGTATCTACCTGTTGTTGCCGTAACCCATTCTGCTACTTCACGATACGAAGAATTTTGTAAGTACTCTTTAGATTTTTCTAAAGCCGTTAGTTCTTTTTCAATTGGTTCTAAACTATGATTGTCTTCAGCTAGTTTATAACCAAATGGTATTGTATTACCCTTTCTCGTCTTCAGCATTAATGACATTATGTATCTCCTTTGCAGGCAATATAAAAATTCCTTGTTGGATTCTTGCCTCAATATCTAGTTTTTCTCTTTTAGCTATACCAACTCTATCGAGTATTTGTTTAGCCGCTTCCATACGAATATTTGCTTGGGGGATACTTCCATCTGCATCAAGAGCATTTGTCATACTCATTACTGCTTTTGGGGAATGAGCTGCCAGAACATTTTCTGCTTGTTCTATAATCTCATTTCGTAATGCCTTAACTACTTTAGGCCATGTGCTAGGATGATAGCCTGCTAGCTCTCCTGCTTTTTGTGGGCTACCTTGAGCTTCACCAAACAAGCCGCTAAGAAATTTTTCCTGCTGCTCTGTTAATTCTTTTTCTTTTTTTGTTTCTGTTAGTAAGCTCATCTTTATTTAAATTCATCCAATTTAATCGTGGGCCAAAATACCAAGCTTTTGATTTATTACCAAGCCAGTCATTAGTCCAGTACCATTGACTAACATGCTTAACCATTAAACACAGTCATAGGAGCTTTTTCATTCCAGAAAGCTGCTACTAATCCATAAGGGTCGTTTAAAGGATAACCTAAATGATTTAATTCTGTTTTAATCTTTGGTTCTTTTACAGCCACTGGCTTTTTTGTTTCTTCTTTACTCTTTTTTCTTTTTTCCATTCTGGTGACTCCGGTATAATTTTTAGCTCTTCTTTAATTTCTCTTTCTTTGTATCCACGTTCTGCAGTTGATAAAAGTTGTTCTCTCATTTTATCTTCTTTGCCACCTCTATCAGATAATGTTGCAATGTTAGGTGCAGTAATACTTAATTCTACAAAAGGGTCTCTACAAGGATTCTTTCTTTTATGTATAGGTAAATTTTCTGTAAAGTATTCTTTTTTCTTTTTATGATAATATTGATAAGTTGGCATTATATATCCGATTTTAATTCATGTTCACAAGAGTTACAGTGACATTCACCACCACAACAAGAACCTCTATTGTCACAATGGCAATCGTGCTGACAGATTACACAAATAGACATTATGATTTTTTATGTCTTTGGCAAAAATTAGATGCAGCCTCAACCGAACCAAAACCCCATGCTTTTAATGCTAGTGCTTTTCTTGTTGGTCTTCCTTTATCATCTTTCATAGAACCTTTCATTCCTGCAAATCTGCAAGCAAAAGAAACTCTTCTAGGACTTGTGCCAGTTTTTAATGGGGATTGTAAATTACCACCATCTTTTCTTTCAAAGTGTTTTCTACCTTTTTCGTTTAATCCACCTTTAGGATTTTGAAACTTTTTAGCTACCACTAAACTGTAACTTTCTTTGGTTTCTTATGTGTTAGTTTTTGTGAATTTTTTGTATGTTTAACACCAGTATGTAAAGTGCCATTTGGCATTTTATGTGTCTTGCCTTTAAATTCTTTACCGCTAGGTAGATAATGAGGTACGCCTTTCATTAGTTTTTTTTCCTTACTTTAGGTTTCTTTTTTAATATTTTAAAATCTACTTTACTTATCTTGCCATCTTTGTTTGCATCTAATTTTTTTTGATTGCCTTTTAACACTTTTGTCATAATTATGCCTTTTTATTTTTCTTAGAGTTAGGGAAGCCCGCCTTCATATTTGCATATGCTTTAGGAGTAATAGTAGATTTTTTCTTTGTATTACTTGTACCTGCTTTTCGTTTAGCATTAATATTTGCGTATAAACCTTTTTTAGCCATGTTACTTTCTACCTCTTAGTATTCTTTCTAATTCTTTTTTAACTTTATTTAAATCTTGTTTAACATTAGATAGCTTACCCGATAATTTTAATTGTACCATTGTCTGTCCAGACTTAGCTGCGTCTCTAACATCTGCTCTTTGAGCGTCAGCTCTTTTTTCTTTATATGATTTAGATTTAATATTCATACCTCCGGCTTTTCCTTTATAACCCTCAACAGAACTATAATGCTCCTTAGCCGCATTTTTTTTCATCTTATCTTTTTGTCTTTTTCGTCTAGCATCTTCTGCTTTTTGGATTGCTGATTTTGTTTTAGCCATTATGAATTCCTATTTTTTTTGCCGGCAGACTTAGTTCTCGGATATGAACGATTCTTACTTGCTGATTTGACTGTGAGGTTGCTACGTTTATTATTCATAGCATTGCCATCTTTATGGTCGACATCTTTACTGTCGCCTTTTTTGACCAAGCCTGCCTTAAGAGCCATCCGCCTTGCTTGATTACGGCTAGCCCGTTTCTTTACACGAAGAGGCTTCTCTGTACTTGCCTCTTGTTTGTAATTTCTTTTGTAGTTCGGAGAACTAGGCATACATAGAAGTAGACTTCTTCGCTTTTTTAGCTGCTTTCATCTTGGTTGTACCCGATTTAGCTTTAGCTGTAGCACCTTTACCCATAACTTTCTTCATTCCCATCATTTTCTTCGCAGGTTTTTTACCCATTTTTCCATACATCATAGTTGTTTACTCCCTAAAGTATATTTTTTATTATCTTTTCCACAAATTTGTAGTCACCCATGCGAGTGTATCTGAATTTATGAAACTTTTTAAAGCTCTTTTGTAAGTTTTCTTTATGTTTTTCTTTATCTTCAATAGATGTAGCATTATAATACTCTTGGCTAGTCTTGATTATCTCTTCTTTTAGGCTGAACAAGTAAGACATTCTTCTTCTTCTGTTGTTTCCACAAATTTCTGAGGATTTTTTAGTCTATTATTCTCTGCTCTTAGGACAATTCTATCCTCATAAGCTTTATCTAGCTTGGAATACAGGTATTCTACGTCTCTTTTTAGATGTTTTACACTGTCTGTCAATTCTGTAATCATGGTATTTTCTGTCATTGTCTGCTCCTGCTAGGTATTTTTGAATATGGGTACCTCTAGAGAAGCAATCTTCCCCATTGGTAGTATAGTTGTGAAACTCGTGTTGTGTTGTGGTGAGTTCCCTTCCACCAATGGATAGTATTTAATAATTTATGTATCATTTAAGGCGTATTAGCCTCAATGGTTGTTAAAGCGTGTGTGCTATGTTGCCAATTAAATAATACATACACCCTATTATAGTCCTTTATGCATATCTGTCAAGTGTTTTCTTTAATTATTTTAATTTATTTTATCCTTGACAAATCCCCCAGAGACTGTATAATGAATT